GATATCATCATCACTAAATCTAAGAATATTCTTTTTAACCCATTCATTTGATATGAATCGACCAATATGCTCATCTAATGATCCTAACATGTCGAACCTTTCCCTATACATTTCAGCTTCTTTTAGTTCTGAAAAGTAATTATCCTCAATATAGTCGAACTGAATGTTTTCTTTCCATTCGTTCCACTCTTCCATAGTTATAACATTCTTCAGCATTAATTGAGTTTTTAATAACTGAATGAATATATCTGAAAATCTATTTCTTAACCTATCAATAAATTTCTTAAACTTAACCTCATCTCTAGTAATCTCGGAAGATCTACCTAATGAGAACTGGGCTTCTTGTTCTAATCTATTCATAGGTACATTTAATGATTTATATAATTTCTTTTGGAAATATATAATATCATCTATTTGTCCTAGATTTTCACCACCTGGTAATGTAGTTATTTCTGTACCTCTTCCACCTTCTCGTCGGGGTAAGAAGAAATCTTCAAGCATACTCATATGCTTTTTATCATCTTTTATATCACCAGTTGATGCATCATAAACCAATTTGTTTCTATATTGGTTCATAATACCTCGTAAGTATTCTTCTGCTTTACCTTTCGGTAAGTTACCAACATCAATATAGAATATTCTACGTTCTGGTGCTCTACTTATTCTATAGATAACAACAGAATCTTCCATCATTCTTAATTGATTTACTGGCTTAATAGCTTTATGTAAATACGATAAGATTCTTTTACGAGAAGAATCTAATATACCAGATGTTGCATAAGCTATAGCATCTGATTGGATTTTTAATCCTTGATTATATTTTCCTAAAGCATTGTCTTGGAAAATAAAAAATTCTTTTTGAGATTTAATAAGTTTAGCTCCTGTCTTAGGATCTTCTTCTTCCTCAATCTCTTTTACTTTTCTTAATTTGGTAGGATCAATATACCTTAGTTCTTGAATTCCTTGTTTTTCATTACCTTCTTTTATAATAATATGATAAGGTAATCTTCCATCAATATACCATTTTCTGAATATATCATGGGAATATGCATTAAAGTTTAAAAGTGATAATATTGTATCAAATTCGCTTTTAATCATTTTTTTAATTTTATCTGAAGCTTCTAATTTATCTAATATGATATCAACTGGAACATCGTTATGATCTCCAACAATTGCTTCATTTACTATATCTTCGATTGCTCCATCACATTCTGGTTGAGCAGCTATATCTCGATATTTCATAACAAGATCTACTTCACTTTTTGCTTTGTCTCCGTCAAGATCTAAATATGCACCAAAGTGACCGCCAGAGGTAATTACGCCTGCGCCGTCTTCATCTGTATTTGGTACGAAAGAGACTTTCGGAGCTTCTTTCTCCTTCCCTTTTCTATTTATTTCAAAGCCGAAAAACTCTGCCATTATTTAATCCTCTTAATATTATCGGGGCAAATTTCTTTGCCCCTTTAATATATTTATACTAGTTTTACGAAGTAGTATTTGACTCCCAGTATTGCATCTGCAATTCTACTGTGAACTCCTCAATTGTGTTTTCCTGATCATAGGCAACTTCAATTGCTGAAATGTTAGAAGGCCAAATTCCTCGAAGATCAATCTTCTTGGTTACATTACCTTCTTTATCTAGCTGTTCCATTACTGCATCAGCTTGATAATCAGTAGGATTACTCAATCCTGTATTAGAGTTGTGTCCATTAATACCATTACTCCATCTTTCGAAAGCGTTTCGAACTTCGAAACCAACGTCATTAATAACTGTAATGCTCCATGGTTCAAAAGATCTATCTCCAGCTATCTGAAGCTTTCTTCCTCTGAACGGAACCTCTACAGGTGCTACCACTGACGCTGGGAAGGCTGCTGCTTTACACATGAATGATGTGAGTTCAACGTCGCCTGCCGCGTATCCTGGGAAGTTAACAGTACACTTGAATAAATTTCCTCGTGCACCACCGCCAACTAGTTTAGATTTAAAATCATCTACGCCTAATATTGCCATTTTTTATTTCCCCTATACCCCTGCGATCTCGGAGAATTCTACTCCAGATCTGGTTGCAATGAAGTTCAAACTAATAAAGTTAATAGATCTTGCAGGCTTGATAAATATATCAGCTACGAATCTATTTCCGTCTATTACAGAACTTGTATTATTGGAAGTGTCACAAACTACTGAAAAGTCTGTTATACCTCTACGTCCTTTAACGTCTCTTAAGAAGGGCTCAACCATATTCTTGAACTGAGCTCTTGTGAATTCGTCGTTAAATTCAAATAATTGTGCCTTAGCTGCTGTTGAAATTGCTTTCTCAAGAGCTATGAACAATCTTCTAACGTTAATCCTGTCAAAAGCCGAGGCTCTGCTTAATAGGGTTTTATCCCCAAAGAGCATCATACCTTCACCTGGAAAAGATACTAAAGGATTAACACGTCCTTTATATAATGTATCTCTATCCGCTTTTTTCGGATTGAACGCTAATTTTGTTACACCTAATAGTTGACCTCGGTTAACACCTGCTGGTGAGAACCATGCATCTGCCACTCTATCGGTATTAGCACAAAGACCTGCCATGTGTCCTGCTGCACCTATGTATCTGTATAAGTCGTTATACTTATCATATACGTATAATGCACTAGAATCACATACTGCGTAGGAAGTACTCGTTAAACCATTTGCAAACGCCATAACGTCTGTAGCTGGTGATGAGCTTCCTGCTGTGTCTTCTATTGGAGGTGATACAAATGCAACTAAATCTTTTCTTGCGTTAGCAATAGAAATTAAGTCTTCTGCAATTGTTTCTGCTCCATTAGCATCTGGGCATGCAAACAATAAATTAACATCAACCGTTTCTGCGTCTTCGAAATTGTCATATGCTAATGCCATTTCTCCAACTGTTGGTGTGTTATCGTCTGATCCACCGCTTAAGCTATGATCTATAGCTGCCGCGTGTGTGTCATATGCCGCACTTCTTGATGCTAAGCTTTCTCCAGCGTTTTGTAGATTTGTAGTGTCATGATCAGACCACCAAATATACTTAGAGGTGTTATTAATAACCTCTTTGTAATAGTTTGATGTTCCGTCAGTCTTCTTCGCGTCTGACGCTTGAGATACGAATGCGAATGTCTCTAGAACGGTACCAGCTGTACCTGTCCATAATCCGTCTTCGTCTATAACTGCTACGTGTAATTCGTCGTTGTAAGAAGTTTTTCCTAAGTTAACTGCGTAATCAGATGTACCAGGAGCGCCATCAAAAGATGATGCANATGCCCAACCTGAAAAGCTACTGATTCCTTGCGAAATCATAGAAACTTTTAGACTGTTCCCTAGTGAACCTGGATATTTAGCTACCCATAAACCCTTATCCAACGAACCACTCGAATAGTTATTTTCATAATCTGTATTATTCTTAATAAGTTGTCCAGTACCATCTGCGGTCGCATTATCATGACCTGAAGATACCCGTACAACTTTCAGAGCGTTACCATACTTTAGGAATGCCGCTGCTGTAAGAAAATATTTCGCTGTATTGTCGTCTGGAGTACCAAATTGCTCAGCTAGTTCTGATTCAGAACCTACTGTTACTATCTGGTCTGCTGGACCCCAGTTGAACGCACCTGCGAATCCACCAATGTTGGTAGATACTGCCGGAATTACATTCGTTGCGTCTATTTCTTTTACCTGGACGCCTGGTGATACTTGAAATGCCATCGCTTTATCCTCTCATTTGTTGTGAGTTAGTTAATAAGTTACATAATAAGGTTATTTTCAATCACATTTATTTATAATAATCATAGTTCTAAGTGTCAGTATTGTCTTCTTTACTAACATAGTCTGATAATATAAATCTCCTATTTGGATTAACTGCAACTTTAAATGTAGTCATTAGTTCCCTATTAACTAACATTTCAGATGCAGAATCTGTTGTTGTTAAACCAATCCTAGTATTTGGATATGATTTATTATTGAAATTAACCGTCATTTCTATAACTGGCCTTTTTTCTTCCACTGTAGGTAATCTTCTTGCAATCGATACATCAATTATATCTGATTTAAATTCACTACCATTCTTTCTCCAGATAGCTGTATCGCCATCTATCTTTAAATTATCTACATGTAACATGGAAGCGTTTGTACCGTTACCGGTGTCAAACTTAGCACGTATTGAATTTTTCAATCCATCTAATTTAATTCTTTCTATAAAACCACATTCTGTTCTATGTAGCGGTTTTCTATGTAATTCGTGTGTGAAGTAATCTACTATTAATTCTAGTACTTCTTCATCTGTTATTTTTCCTAAGGATTTACCATCTTCTAGGTCATATCCATTGAAGTGTGATCTGATTCCTGGTGATCCATTTATCTCTAAAACATAAAGATCTTTACCAACTTTACAATGATCTACACCGCAATAGAGTGCGCCAGTCGCACGTGCGGACTGTTTAACGAGTTCTTTTTCTTCATCTGATAGTTTATATGGCTTTGTTTTTGCACCTAAATGTACGTTGTTTCTAAACTCTTTTTCGTCTTGNTTAATCCGTTCAGCTGATCCTAGGATCTTACCATTAATAACTAATGTTCTTATATCTGATTCCAANGGCAAGTATTGCTGGATTAATAGTTGTGCATCATATTTCCATAATGCTTGACAAACAGAAACTAACGATTGTTTACTCTCTGCTATAGCAACACCAACTCCTTGTGTACCTGTTAATGTTTTGATGACAACAGGAAATTTACCTCCGATCTTTTCATGAGCAGAGTCTATAGACTTAATATTTGTTATAACAGATGATTTAGGTGTAGGTATATTATTACGATCTAATGCAATTACGTTTGACATTTTATTATCACATAGCATCATTGATTCTAAATCGTTTACCATAAAGAATCCATATGTACCTAAAGAAGATACTAAGGACTGTGATACTAAAGTTTGTATAGCCCCAGCTCTTACGAATACAATTGAATTTTCTTTACTTATTTCTATTTCACTATCTTCACCATCATAGTTCTGGAAAACCACGGATCCTAAATCAACATCAACAGAAGAGATAAAGGCTTCCTCTACATTTATTAATGTAAATTTCATTCCTCTTTTCTTAGTNAGCTTACTAACTATATCTGCAAATGTTCCTTCTTCTTCCCCAAGTCCAAGCACAATACAATGTANCTTAGAAGGATCTTTTTCAAATACCCTCTTTTCTTGTATTATTTCGTTATCCGAATTTTGCCAGTCTTTAAATTTCATATTACCAGTTTATAAATTTAGTGTCGTCCTCGAACCACACGTTTCCATCTTTGTCTTTAGTATATTTATGCTCTTCAGATTTCTCACCTAAAAACCCTACTGGAAGCATATCATCTTGTATTGCTGCTAATCTTTCTCTATATAACATATCTTTCATGTCGATATCGGTTAAAGATCTAAATATATCAG